TTGCAATGGCCATATCAAACCACTTATAAAAAATAGGTTTCATAAAATGCTCAATAACAAATTGTTGATATATTTGAAACATTGCTCTATCTTCTAAAGCACCATGTCTAATAGAACTATAGTTAATACTTGTTAAATCATTTGTTAAAGCATGGTAAGAAATATTTAGACCAGACGCAATACTTCTCAAAACTTGTGTTGTAAAGTTTTCAAATGCAGAGTTTGGGTGATTAGGATCAAAAGCTTTGAAATCCATTCCAGCAGGAAGCTGCTCAAAAGTACCAGCGCTTGCATTCATAATAGGGGAAAATTCATTCATATAATCTTCACCAACGTAACCGTCCCCATCTGGAGAGGTAAAAAATCCCATTTTGGATGCAGATACGCGAGCTGCAACAATTTCAGCTTCTAAATAACCATTAAGCATTTTTAAATTAGGCATAGCAGGAGCTATCATCGTAACACCTCTTCTTTGCTCTGGCCTTGTTGGAATATATGCGTGTATAATCTCGCTCGCAGGAATTCTTATATATTTATTCTCATTGTAATAAGCTTGATCGTATGGGTGTTCTTTGTAAAGATGATAAGCGATAGCTTTATCGTTTTTATCATACTCAATCCCCATCTTGATTTTATTACCAGTCTTAGGATTTGTATCATTTAGTTTTTCGTCTAAATGATCTGCCTCTAAAAACTGTAAAGCATAACCAAAAGGATTTGAATTGGTTTTAATATGTCTTACTAAGACTTCACCATCTCTAGCTAAAGCTTCAATAAACATTTTTTGACAATCTAAAAATGAAAATCTACCATTTAAAGTACAATTTCCTTTTTGTGACCACTCTTTAAAAGCTGATTCAATTTTTTGATTGGCAAGCATATCTAAAGAACCATCGTCATTTCTTGCTTTTGAACTAATTTTTATTCCATGGTGTCCAACAACATTAGAAATCATTAAATTTAAATATCTATTAACGTATGGATCATTTCTGGCTAAATCTCTAGCTCTATCTCTTAATATTCTTAAATTATTTTTTATTTCTGCATCTGCAGAAGTAGACGTTGTGTAAAAATCCGAAAACAACCTACCTCCGCTTGCCGCGGTATATCCTCTTCTTCTTAGTGGTTGTGATTTTTTTGGACTTCTGTTAAAAAGATTGTTGTACCATGCCATATTATTTTAAATCTGTAATGTTATCGTAATAAGTTTTTTTTCCGAAACTTACAAGTATTTCGTTGCCTGAAGGTTTTTTATTTCTTACTCTATCTCTTTTAACTTCTCTTAGATACTCTGCATTGTATCTATCTCTAAATACTAATAACTCGTCTATAGTCATTCTAGACAAGGATCTTCCAGCAATCGACATTGAAGACTGATCCATAGAAGCTCTATTTTCAATAACAGCCTCAATAGCATCTAGTACTTTTTTTGCATGACTTCTTAAGTCTGCTGTAGATGTAGCAAGGTTTTCTACTAACTTTGTTCTTCCAAAATCAACTCTTACTCTTTCGCTATCAGAAGTTCTTGTAATATAAGCATCCCATTTATATTCACTTACAGAATAATTTGCAGTTACAGAAGAATCAACTTCTATAAAATAATTATCATCTGATTCTGTTGCTGTAATAGTAAATGAATTACCACTACCGCCAGAATCGTGTTGAAATCTATATGTTAATGAATATAAGGATGGGTCGTATATATTTGCAAGATCATCTCTTCTCCATGCCCATCTATCGCCAACAACTAAAGTTTCAGGCTCCTGCTCTGGATAGTTTGATCTATCGAATTTATTGTTCATAAATTAAATAAAGTTTTTTTTAATTTTAAAACTATTTTTAACTTATTTATACAACAATTCTTATATTAATTACAAATTACTGTTTATTAATTTTTTATACTCTTGGGGTGTTAAATTATTATTTTCAAGTATTTTGTTATCGCTAGGGTGATAATTCAAGTTATTAAAAGAATCTATTAATCCTAATTCTAGCATTTTTTTTTGTCTACCCATAGGGTGATCTTTTATTTTGCAACTAGACCATATAGCATCTCTATTTAAATGGTCATAATGTACACCTGGCTTTATGTAGTTTTCTACCCATCTTATAAAGTCACAACAAACATCTTCAGCGTTATATGGTAACGAATTCAAATCTTCGTATATTTTTATCATAATATTGTCTAAATGATCTGCTTTTTTTACATTTTTTGGTTTTTCTGCTAAATAGCTTATACACTCAACAGCATTTGTACCATAGTAGAATAATGAGCTTCTATTTATATATTCAGGAAACCAATCTGCAATATCTGCTAAAAAAGCAGCATATTGGAACCTAAAAGCATTAAAACCATTACTTTTGTTCCAATTGAACATAAATTCGCCTATTTCTCTAAAATCTCTACGCTTTTTTGTAATAAAATCACATAAATCATATATAAGTATGTCAGCATATTCGCATAAATAATAGTCACCTGATCTTTTATAACTACTATTTATAGGCTTTTTAGGAAATTGTGGAAATTGATAACCTACTGAAGTATAAAAAGCTTTATCGTAATTTTTGATTTTTTGCTTTATATCTTCTATATTTTCACAAGTATTTAGGTTAAATAAGATAGTATTATGATAACCAGATGGTATTTTTGCATAATTTATAGCGCTTCCTGTTATTCTGTGCACCAAAAATATATATAACCATGTTTCTAAGCTTAATTTTTTACCTGACCATTGTGAAATAGCAAACTTACGCTCATCTGAAGCCATGTTTGCTTTTATTTTCCTTATGTAAGGGTGTTTATCACTATTATTGTAAAAAATATCATTTATTATTTGTGAAAAACCAGCATATTTACGCTCCACAACATCATAAAGTTGCACATTTTGCATTAAATCGTCGTTTATATATACATCTTCGTGTTTTCTTATACCTAGGTTACAATTTTCTTGTTGTATTGATGCTAAATTATAGTATCGTTTAAATTCTTCATAATATTCTGTTACTTGCATGGCCAACCCCTATAACTATCAATTTTATCGTAAATCGTTTCGTCTTTTAATGTAGGTTCTTTACCAACATTCCAAAATAATATGTTTTTATTAGTATCTTTAGGTATATAGCGCCAAACTTTAGCATCATAAGTTCCAATACTAGGAAATGGTGGCATTTCTTCTTTTTTTACAGGTTTTGTAAATGCTTCTGGCGCAGATATAACTTTTGCTCTTCCAAGTTCACCTTCTTTCATGTTTCTTGATACTGCAACAGCATAAAACTTAGCATTAGGCCAAGCTATTTGTAGAGATCTACTTAAAACGCCTGTTGATATTGCAGTCCAAACTTCATCAGGTTCAGGTATTTGTGATGCTACTTTTACTAAAGCTGATGTAACTAGCAGGTGTTTTAAACCTAATGGAATAAAAAAAGCATCATTTTGATCTGCCCAAATCTTTGCAATTCTATTTAAGTTAGGCATTGCAGCAATTCTATGGAATTCATAATCACAACCTTGCTCAATGCAGCAAGCTTGATGATAACTTATCTGCTTGCTACTAGGCATAAAAAATCTAACTTTCTTATTATGTCTTTTTGCAACCTCAAGAATGCTTACACCAGCCAAACCAGTTCTAGGTACAACATAAGCAATAGTATCTTGCTTTATTTTACTCATTAATAAATCTGCACCTCTAACTTTTGTTCCTGTTGTTAGATCATCTCTTATTACATTAACTCCTTCAAAGTTTTCTATGACTGGTTTAGGATTTGGATCTTGCCAATTTCTAGATAACCAAAGGTGTATTCTTTTTGCTTTTTCGTAAGAGTAACCTAAAGTATCTTTGTTAATATTATACTTATCTATAAGTTTCATAGCTAATTCAAACTTACCTTTTTCTCTACATTTTTTAAGTATAGATTTTAATTGAAATATTTTATCTGTTCTTGATTTAGTTTTAGTGTCCATTTGGAGCTCCTGTATTCCGATGATTTGCTTTAATGTGTCTATCTCTTTTTTTTGAGATTCAATGATAACTTCTAAATCAGAAGAAACATTTTTAGACATTCTCAATTTCTTTCTCAATGCTTTTATCTTACCCTCATAATCTATAAACATATCTGTATCTGTCATTTTAATACCTCTATTTTTTTTACTACTGATCTTGGAAATACTGTAATTGTGCCAATAGATAATTTATCATTGTCATAAGAATAAGATGTAAATATTTTAATCATCTTTTTATCTTTGCTATATAA